CAGACAGGCTTTTTACGCGAGTGTCCTAATGGCGCGGCCTTAGTGAGAGAAGCCTTTAACGATGTATCACCGTCAACACCTTTAAGCATCCAGTCTTGAATTTTTTGGCGAACACCTCCTGGACGACCGCCATAACCAAACGGGACAGGAACCGCGCTCTCAGCATCTACATTATCAAGAGGAACAATTTTCACGTTCGCCTCATTGCCGCCAGCATGCTCTTGGATAAACGACCAGATTTCGGCGTATGTGATTTCTTTGTCAGTGACAACGAGCTCAGCAGATTTGACAACGGCTTTCGCCTTAGGAGAAGATTTTACAGTTTTAGTAGTCATGATAGATCCTTTCTACGATCTCTCTATAAGCTGCATTGCTTATGATGTAAGAGTACCATGCCCGAGTTTTATTGACAAGTCTTTAATTATCATTAAATATCACAATCATCATCTTTCATCCTCAAGAGATCGTACCTCGCGAATCCTCGTTTATCGTCAACGGATCATGATAGACGAAGATTGATGACGAGGGTTTTTGGTTTAAGGTATTTGGATAGAGGATTCTAGAGATCTCTCTCCTTTATGATGGGAGAAGATGATGATAGAATATGATTGATAGCTCCCTTCCAATCATAAGGAACTCCCGAACTCCAATCAGGTATCACTGGTCCTTTATTCTCTGTCTGTCCAGCAATCTCCATCGCTCTCGAACCATGAAATATATTTATAGTTCGGGCAGAAGGATGGCTAACCAAGTTCCAGACGTTTCCAGAATATCCGCTATATCTTATCTGCCACGCAATTTGGTGAGGACGAAGCGTAATCTTCTTTAGTGAGTTTAACCTATGGACTTTCAATTCAAGCCAAAAAGCATGACCATCAAGTATGCCATGCAAGTCGGGTACTCCAGGACTAGACCAAGACTCTAGGCGTGTCCAAAACACACCTAGGTCTTTAGTTCCCTCACGGAGATTTTTCCACAGTGTGGACTCAGGCTTAGTCGCCACTACACAAGCTCCGTTGTAGTTGGGGTAATGAGCACGACTTGTTGCTTGGCGAACTTGACAACTGGTCTACCCTCCTGCTCACTTGCCCACTTGTTATGAGTATTAATGCGAGTTGCTAACTCAGCACGTTGCCTAAGATCATCTGTCCACGTCACCATGTGTACCTCAGGCTCAGGCGTGTATGGTGTGCCATCAACCATAGTAGTATCCGTAAACCACAAAGTCGTTAACAACATGAGGCGACTAGGGTCTTCATTAGTAACCTCCATATCACCATCTTCATTCATATCTACAAACTGTATCATTAATCAGCTCCTTTCTGCGAGCGTTGTTGTAATTATAAAGTAGCAGTGCAGACAATAGAAGACATCTCTTTTGTTATCTTGTTTTGCTGACAAACCCGACTATTTTATAGCCATCAACCCAATGGCTCCATCCTTCTGTCCAATCGGTCTCATCGTAGTTTGTCCAGTCTTCTGACCTGTCTCGATTAATTTCTTTTAGTACACGACGTAAACCCCAGACGAACTTTTTGCCCGTCTGGGTATCCTGTACTATGTAATCAAGCTGACTCATCTAACCGATACAACTGCGCTTGATGAGCACACTGCGGACAAGGTGTTTTGTCTTCCTCATCTATATGCTTCGCATAATTATTACCGAGCATCGGCATCCCACAAAGAGTACCCTCAAAGGATCCAGGAATAGACCAGTGTTGCTGACCTAGCTTTTTTGTCCACTCATGCAGCATTGTGTGCCTCCATCATTTGTATGGCATCAACGCGGTTATCGTAATCGCGCTTGGCCTCATCATAACTAGGGTGGATTTTTACATTACCCTGACTTCCGGGATCCTGACGCCACACGAGCCATGCTTCATTGACGCGGGAAAAGTCCAGTATGGTTTGAGATCTACCATCATTGAACTCGTGGGTTTCAGCTTTAGGTTTTATCATAGCGGCTCCTTTCTGTGAGTGTTGCTATAATTATAAAGTAAACTAAGGGACAGTAAATGATAACTCTTTTACTGTCCCGTTGTATCACCGTTCTTTGAGGTAAAAGTTGATAAGGTAGTTAACGACATTAGGGTAGGTGACCTCCATACCTGTCTGTTCCTCTAACACCTCACGGATAGCGTGCAAATTTTGGAGCGTCTCGCGTCCACCAATATGCACCATAGTTGGGACGTCCGTATACTGGGCTGACCCTTTAGGACGTCCTAACTTTTTTGGCTTAGTAGTCACGCAAAAACTGCTTGAGTGCAAATAGGTGTAACTCCTCAGCAACTATAAAAGCTGCCTCGCAAGTAACCTTGTCGTCATCATTATTAGTATTAGTAATAGTGACGTGCGTTTGGTGCTCAAAACCAACAATAGTTATTTGCCTCAAATCGTCAAGGCAACATAGCACCTTGTCATCATTGACCTCAAGGTGTGTTGGCTGTATTGCGTGATAGTCAACCCAGCCGTCTAATACGGCGTCGTTAGTTTGTTTAAAGTAGTTCATCGTAATGGGTCCTTTCTATGACCGTTGTTACAATTATATAGTGCCACAGGTGAGTTGTAATGATAAGTCTTTAATTGTCACCCTCATCATGATCAATCATTATATTGCCCTCGGCAACGACAGCCAAAGCAGGGAACTCCTCTTGTATCCTTTTTATTTCTCTCATAACTTCATCACGACTCATCTGATCAATTTTACCATGCAAGATTTCTTTACGATCAATATAGATCCCAGCAGCTTGGCCTCGTGATTTTTCAGCAGCAACGGCAGCAGCAAAATTTCCTCCTGTCATCGCAGCATCACGGATCTCAGCTAACTTTTTTACATGACCCTCAAAACTGACCTCATATTTACGAGCCAACTCTTGCTTTAACTCACGGATCCTCTCTACCACATGGGGATATCGCACACCGTTGAGTAATTGTGAAGCAATGGCATGGGCTGANTTCACACTAAACCCNGCACGGACAGCCGCCTCAGTTTGTGAAATATCCTCACAGACATAGAGTCGTGCAAATTCTTCTTGCTTGGGAGTGATGGATTTTTCTTTACGCGGATTTGCGACGATATCAAGTGTAGGCTTGTGGGTCGCTTTTGCTAAAGCCATGTGAGTCTTCTCCTCCTACATGATGGAACACTTTGCATAATAGGACCAAAAATGAATTTTGTTAAATTTAAATTTATCATAGATTAGACCGCGCGGACGGAAATACTTTACTTGAGATATTGTTTATTGAACCATCAACCTCACCTAACCCATTGAAGATATGTGTATAGTGAGATATTGTATATTATCAAATCATAAAAAACAAATTTACTCCCATCCATCTTTTGCCCCTATATAGCAAAGTCGCTTTTTTAGGGGGTGCCTACCCTACCACCCACTACATTAGAGACAATCGAGTGGCGTCTGAGCAGCCTCTTTTTTAGGTCATGAACCCTGTTTATAGGTAAAAAGACCCCCAACCATTGCTGATTGGGGGTAAGTTCTCATAAGGGAGGAGTTTATCATGAGTGTGATACAGTACCACATTTATCAAGAAACACCATACTAAATTTAACGGAGGTACGGAACCTCACCCTGTATTGAATACTTGTTTACAAGCATCTTCTTCATTACGACGCCTGATAATTTCACGGGCTTTAGCTACTCCACTAGGAGTAATATGCCAAAGTCCGGGTTTACCATGACTTATTCTGCGTAGCTCGCCCTTTTGTTCAATATTGACTAGGGTTTTGTACACATCTTCTACGCCAACATCCTGGAAATCGGCGACGGATAGAGTAGCATTAGTCTCGTAAAACCGCATCAAGATTTGTGCAGTCCCACTATTAGTAAATATCTTACCACGCGGTTTGACTACTGCTTTAACAGTCGCAGAGGCGGTAGGCATCGCGGTTACATTAGGACTAGGTGGATTTACCATCCCCTGTTTAATCATCCAACGTACTTGCATACCGATACTGCGGCACTCAGCTTCTGCCACAGTTTTCAACAGGTTATAGGTATCAAGGTCAAGCGATATCGATTTGTAGTTTTCTGGATCGGCCATTTTTCTTAGTCCTTTCTTCGGCTATGGCTACCTCTCTGGCGCGGGTAGCTATCATACTTTCTAAAACAGAGCGAGCTTCAGGGCTGCGGAAACAGACTGAAGCTAAAGTATAGGCGAGTTGACCGCTTACGCGGTCATCCCCATAGTTTGCATTTTCACCTCGTTCAAGAATGAACTGTCGTTTATCAAGGTTTATAAAGTAGCTGACACTACTCCTGATATCACTGTAGGTAGCCATTAGTCTACTTCAACTTCAGCAGTTACCGTAAAGCGTAAGTCACGCACACGGTCAGCAAAGTCACTTATATGCACCCACTCTTCAGGGTCGTAATCATTACTGCTAATGGCTGTGTTAGACAGCTCTTCAACTTTGGCTTCAACTTCAATCATACGCACATACACATCATCAACTGTTGTACCAGCCGCTGTCATATTCTCTTGGCCTATGCGTAGAGCTTTTACCTCTTTTTGCAAGCTGTAGATCGCATTCATAATATGCTGCATATCAGCACCAAGGTTCTCAAACCTAGAACGTACATCACTTATACGCTGGTACTGTGCCTCTTGCTGTGCATACTCTACATTCTTAGTAGGGTCAACAAGGTGCCGCCACTCATCACGGGCAGCAATGTCTGTACATACAGCACCTACCTCGCTATCCTCAGGCACAGCAGTAGCAGCACCAGACATATCACATAAAGGATCATTTGCATTTACTTTCTCATTCATAACCTACTCCTTTCTTGAGCGGTTGTACGTGGTAGACAAGAGACTGCCCCTCGCCTATTATTATAGTAACACAGTTTTATGCCAGATTGTATTGATGAGCCAATTTATTTTATCTTAGAACTTCGGCTCATCTTTCCAGTACAGATTACCATATTCATCAACTGTACAATCACGCTCAGGGTCAAGCTCTACTTCGCCAGATCCTCTACATTCTTCACAATCGGCATAATATGCTTCTAAATACCCACCGCGATTGTAATCAACTACAGCGCGTTCATACTCACAATGCCCCTCACCACCACACTCGGGGCATGGTATATGTGTGAGGTTATCATCTACTGGTACTTTGCCTGACATTTAACTTAAAGCCCGATTAACAGAAGAAGTAGAGATAGAGCTGTTACTAAATCCATTTCCATAATGCCGTGTCTCCTTTCTAGAGAGTTGAGCGTATAAGTAAACCCAACAAGGATAGCAGAGGTGACCGATTGGTTCTTGCACCTCTGCTTCATTATTGCATTTATCACACTTTAGGTTTGCCATCAGTATCAAAAAACGGTTTAAATGCTTGATTAACCGCCCTCAGTGGTTGAGATTCTATCATAAAACATTCAATATCTATATAATCTACCCCAAGACTAGCCATACTGCGTCTGAACTTTTCTTCAGTAATGCTAGCGTTATGGTAATCATCTTGCAACTTTTCAAGCTCGTTCATCCAAAGATCTTTTACTTTACCCATCGTACTCCTCCCATCCATTTGGTCCATGTATACTCACATCAGTACCTAACTCTTTTTGCAGAGCTTTGGCAAAAACGATTGCGTAATTCAACCGATGAAACTCACCATAGATAAAACCATCTTCTTGTACTTTATAAGGTACAACGGTTTGAAGATTCAATCTTGAATCTACCCACTCAACCATATTTTAATCTCCTAACCCATACAAAATGTTATGGATCATGACTGGCTTACTCTTATCTAATTTGAGTTTACCTTTAACCCAGTCATAATAACCATGGATAGTGGGCATCTTGCGACGCCCACCTTTTAAGATTACAATTTCTTTAACATCATCAGCATATTTGTTCATATCAAACAAATAATATAGATGAGTTTCTAATGATCCTATTTTAGGATACATAGGCGTGAGGGAATGCCCCTCACGCGATTTATAATAAACTTGTGCCGAGTACATATCGCACCTCCTACTGGAGCCAAAGGTTATAGTCGTTTTCGTATAAGAAATCTTCAAAGCTAAGACCACAAGTGGTCAACTTAAAAATTTCCCATTCACGACAAAAATCCTGTGCGGTCTCACCTTGCAAAAAGAAAGACCACCCAGACTCATGCT